CTCTGCGGGTTTAGTTTCGACTTCCTTTACAGACTCTACAGGTTTAGTCTCGACTGCAGGGTCGTTCACGTGGGTAGGTGAACCTTTCTCAGGCTCGATGTTCTCGGCGGTTGGGTCATAAGTCACTGTTGCGCCTTTAGTTACTTCGCCGAGGTCGTTAACTACGTTACCTGACGCGTCATCGGGCGCGGTGTCAGATAGGCGACCATCTTGGTTCTGTTTCCGTAACGCAACACCCTCACGTACAGTGCGTCCCGCCCCGGTTAGTGCGCCACCGACCATACCGCCGGCGACAAATGATTCGGCCATGCGGTCAGTGAGTGAGCCGAGTTTAGATGTGTCACCACCGGCAGCACGAATACCGACCTCTTTCACACCTTCTTGCATAGCCTCAGTTGTGCCTTCAGTTACAAAACCTTTAGCAGCTGCTTTAGCAATCTCCTTGCCTGCACCCAGATAGCCGGCAACCTCCATTGCAGCACGCTTTTTGACCCCGAGACCGCCCATAACAGCAGAGCCCATCTTACCGAAGCTGAACGCGTCCAGGGCGCCCATGCCGGCACCGGTAATAAGTGAGGCAACACCATAGTCCTTAACGCCAGCCTCTTTCATATCACCGGCGAGCTCTCCACTACTCATAGCCGAGGAGGCGAGCCAGGTTCCGGCGAAAGCACCGGGGATTGTTCCCACGCCACCGGTAGTTGCAGCGCCAATACCGGCGCCGACCGCTGCTGCTGCTGCGGTTCCCGCGAGCTGTGCGGCGGTCTCAGATACACGTTCAATGGCGTAGGTTACAGCGGTACCAACTCCGTCGATGTCCTTATATGAACTTGTTTCCGGCTGGTTGCGCTCAAGTTGGTATTTGTTAGCGGCCATACCTTCTTCGCCCCACTTCTGTAGGTCGTCGTTGCCGATAGCATTCGCCATCGCCGCCGCAGTGCCGTACAGCATCATTTGGGTTTGGTCAACACCGCGGGCGAGGGAATTTGTCAAAACGTTCCCGTCACGTTTTTGACTAGGGGCATGAGAGCCGACACGGATACCTTGTAGGCGGCCGCTTTTATCGGCAGTGTTTAGGTTACGAGTCAGTTGGCCGATGTTGCGGACATTCTCGTCACTATCGGGCACGCCTGCGAGCGCGTTTCGGACTCGTTCATGTCGCGCGGATGCAACGTCATCAGGGAGATTAGCAACACTGCCGGATGTACCGGCGAGACCGGCACGAATCAGTTTTTCGTTGCTGGTAAGGCCGCCATCGTCTGTGGATAGTGTGGCGAGTTCGCGGCCATACTTGTCGTAACGTCCGGTACCTGTGACTGTCTGGTCAGTACCTTGAGCGATATGCTTAGCGATATAGGCGTCAATTGACCAGCCTTTATTGCCTTCTTCGTGTTTAGTTTCGGTGGTATCAACCCCTAACATACGGCGTGGGCGGGGGGTGCCGCCCGTTTTTACTGTGTCGCCGTCAAGCCATTTATTTTCTGCCATAGATTAGTTACCTTTGATACCGTATTTTTCCGTAATGTAGCGTGGAAGTTCGCTAAAGTTTGTTTGTTTATCGTGTTTCAATAGCGCGTCAGTAGCCTGTGTCAGCGCACGGTTTGCTTCGGCTTCACTCATGCCGGCCTCCTCGAGGAGTCTGCGCGCGGAATTATAGCTGCCAAGCAATATATCTGTCTGATTCTCATTGCCGGTGCCGCCGTAGCGCTGTGTCGCTGCGTATGCGGCCGCGAAGTCGTCAGTTTTCAGATTAACTGCGGTGCGGATAATGTTGTTGAACTGTGCCTTAAACGCAGAGCTATTTGCTTGTCCTGCTCGACGACCCTGAGTGTCCTCGATATAAGTTAAACCGGCATCAACGAGCCCGGCAGCAACACGTGAACGTGGGTCTTTCTTGTCGTACAAATCCCCTGCTGAGGTAATCAGGTCTTTGCGCAGTGTTGCAAACTCTTTATTTGTCGCGGTGTCGCGCTGTCTATCAAGACGGGCCTCGGCCTCAGTCTTCGTCACTGTTCCAAGAGCGTCTAGTTCTGCTTTGCGCACAGTTTTTTGTTCTTCCTGCATTCTTGCTACACCCTCAACTAGGGAGCGCCCCCGGAGCTTGGTGTCAACACCGGCGACACGGTAGGCTTCGAGCTCCTGTGCGGCTTCTTCGCGGATTTCTTTGCTGATTTTAGGGTTTTGGACTATAGAAATTGCTTGGTCAATGCGTGCAAGGTTGTACTCGCGGTTGTCGCGGGCGTCTTGAGCATCTCTAACTTTGTTCGTGTCCTGTGCCGCTTGCACGCCGAGCGCAGCAGCAAACGCGGTCCCTGCTAGCTGGCTACCACCGTTCGCCACAAACTCAGACACCTGCTCGCGCGGAACTGGACCGGAAATTGCTTCCACACGACCTCTACCCTCAGCGTCTTTTGAAATAGCTACAGGGATGATACCGCCTTTTTTGTCGTCCATAGCCCCGACGACAGCGTTACCGGGCGTGCCCTCCGGCAGTTTGAAGCCGGCAGCAGCCAGTAACATGTTTCCTGTCTCACCGAGGGATTCTTTAATCACGCCCGGGATAGCAGCCGCCTCGCCGTAGCTGATATTGCTGTCCTTTCCATCGACGCCAAGTACGCGTTGGCGATAGAAATCCTCTGTTGCTTTCCGTGCCGCTTCCGCGTCCGCGCGTTCTTGGCGATAGCGTTCTTCTTCGCGTCTAAAGCGAGCAGCCGACAGTCCGTGACTCATGTTGTGCGAACGACGTTGTTCGGCCAATGCCTCACGGCGATAAGCCATGTTATCCGCGTGCTCTTGGCGTCGTAGGTCCATCTGTTGATTGAACTGGTCACCTTGACGGTCATAGTTCATCTGCCATTGGGTGTCTGCCAGGCGTTCGCGCGCCTCTTTATGTGCAAAATCACGCGCTTCTGCCTCGCGACGGTCTTGGCGGTCGCGGATGCCGTGATACATGTTGAGAAGCGCGCTTGCGCCTTGGATGCCTTCCAGAATTCCGTTAGTTGCCATTACACACCTCTAAGGTCTAATTCATTAAATCCAAGCTGTATGACGTTTGACATATAGCTCATAAGTTTTTCGATATTATGTTGTCGCTCTTGTGCTACATCGGGGTAGTACGTCGCAAGCCATTTTTGGTGCCCGTTACCCCAGAACGCCGGACAGGTCATACAGTCGACGCCTGAGTCCATAAAGTCGTAGAACGACGGGAGCATATTTCGCTTGACCAGATACATGTCCACTTGTGGGGTCGTCCAGTCGTAAATAGGGTAGGCGAGCGTGTATGGGGCGTCAGTTTTTTGTAAGTGGCCGGCAGCGGTTTTTAGTGGTTCGCTACCGCGGTTTCCTCGAATAACCAGGTCATAGCCACCGCCGACAGTAAATTCGTGCATTGGGTTCATGACATTAGCCGCACAACATGAACTTTGTGGCTGAACGTGGTACTGTTCGTTCGAACATTCAGCCACCCACGGGAAGGCTTCCTCGCAACGCACTAGTGGCGACGGGTCTCCGTTCGCTTTGCGCCACGCACAGGAGTCTGAACATACCTCATGAAATCTGCTACCCCATAAAGATTTTATGTAATCGACAAGTTTTACTGTTTCAGGCGCTGCGTCGCCGGTATTGACCCAGACTATGTCGAAGTTTGAGCAACCGGACTCGTAGAGTAAAAACAGGGTGCATAATGAGTCGCGTCCGCCTGAAAACTGGAATAGTGGGCGACGCGCTCGTTGAACAGCTTCGATAGTTTCGGTTAAGTACCCCATACACCTACCATGCAGCGGCTGCAATTGTCGCGATTGTTGCCACAGCACTCACGGCGGTCTGGGTGTTTTGTTGGCGTCTCTGCGCTCTAGCAGTGTCATTCGCCTGTTTACGCATTGACTCGTTAGAGGCGATCTCATTGAGCGTAGATGCAGAGCCCTGTTTCATCGCGTTTGTTGTGGCGATGAGACGATTTAGCGCGGAGAGGTTGCTCTCGTGCTGGTTAATCCGCGCCGTGTTCATGTTGGCTGTATTGTTAGCCGCCGCCGCTTGAGACACGCTAGAGCTTAACGACAGCCGCTGAGATGGTGTGAGATTGGTGTTAGCACGCATCTGTTGCCGGGCGTTCATACTCTCGTCGGAACCCATAGCAGAGCGCTGTATCTGTCGCTGTGCTGCGTCGACGATGCCGGTGCTGGTTACAGCGTCGGCTTCGGTCTGTAGTAAGTCTTGCAAGTGTGGCGCGATGGTAGCCCAGTCGGCACGGTACGCACTTGCGAGTTGCGCCTCAGTATTGCCTTGGGCGTTACGTCTGTACTGCCATTTTTCGTAATTAGTTGCCATCGGTTATTTTCTCCAGACGGGTCTAGCCTCGACGACAGGAGCTCCGCCGTCTGCGCGTTTCGCGGTCTTTCCAAAGAGCTCACCGCGGGAATACATATCATACCCGATACCTCCAAGCGCCCCGGCAAGAGAGACCGCGCCGGCGATATTCGTTTGTCGTGTATTTTGACGATTATTTGCGGAGGTCACTGCTTCATCGCTCTCGCGGCGGGCAGAGGCCACCAGACCTTGCGCCGCTGATTGTGCTGCGCCGTTCAGGGCGCGTAGTGCGCTGTCAGTACTCTCGATACGCGTCCGTTCTGCTGCGCCACGGGCTTTAAGAATGGCCGTGTTGCGGGTATTAGCTAACGAATTCTGCGAGTCGCTAGCGGCCATGTAGTTAGCGCCGGCGCCTACGTAGTCGTTCTTACTTTGAGACATTATGTCCGCATTGGCGAGACCGCCGGAAATGTGTGAGAAGTCACGTTTAGCCTCCTCAACATATTTTGGCAAATATTGGGAGTTCACACCCGCGGCGAGGTTGTAACGTTCAGATTCGATACCTTTTGACGCGAGCTCGTTTTCCGGTGTTCTTTGTTGGCCACCGCCACCGCCACCGCCGCACATTATTCGTCTCCTTGTGTGTCGGCAGAGTTGTCTACCGGCGTTGTAGGTAAAAGTTGTTTATATTCTTCTAAGTGTTCGTCATGGAAGAAGCGGCGAATCTCAGCGGCCTTTTGCATCGCCACGGTTCTGCCATATAAAAGCGCGCAGATTAGTGTAGCAAGCCCTGTCAAGCTGTCGCGAAGCATGAACGCCATATTTCTCTCGTGTTCTGTGCCTTTCTCAAGCTCCACTGATGAAATATAGTCGGTGAACACCATAAACATAAACGAGCGGAAGTCGTCGATGTTGTCACGGTATAGTTTGATTGACGGTAGTACACAAATTGCCATGAAGAATGCCTCGGCAATCTCAACATCACTGACCTCATTATCCTTGTCGATAAGGTCGTCCATGGCGTGAGATATGCGTGCCATAGTCATGAATATGTTGATTGCCTCTTGATTGCCGTTATAGAGGTCGTGCAGGAATTGGTACTCTGTTTCTGGGGTCACTTGATGTCTTACCATGAGAATTTACACTCCTTATGTGTGTTGACTTTGTCTGCGCGACCGCGGCGCATGGCTTCGAGCAGTAACATTTCGTACTGTCCAGCCCAGAAAGTTGCTTGCTCGGTATTTGTCCATTCACGGTTAGGTGTTGCATACGCGCGATATAATACGAGGGCGGTTAGTGCGCGACGGCAGTACGGGAGAAGGTCGTCAGGGATAACGCTGTTTGTTGCGGTCGGTGCTACACTTACTTGTATTTGCAACTTTTCAGGGGGGTACTCCGACCCAAAGAGTTCGATATTATCCGTACTCGAGGTGAACGCTAGACCTAGTTCCGGGTAACGCCCGGTGTTAGATACCGCCGGAATTCGCGTACCGTCTTCGTACGACAGGGTTTCAACCCGCACCATATAGGTGTCTGCCGGGAGTAGCGCAGGGAGGTTGTATTGCGGTTCGTCATCATCGAGATTAAGGGTAATTTCACCTGTCACGCGCCAGAGCCGTGAGTCGTGGAAGAATTCGTCGGCGCAGGTTACGAGTAACTGCGCGAGAATAAAGTCAGGAATGCCGCCAGATTCCAGTGCGATTCGTTCAGCCAGCTTTGTGTATTGCACGGGTTAGCCTCCATTAGACACCCCGAGTTTACTCAGGAATTTGTTATAGAAATTATCAGAACGCCCGAGGTCGTTGGTGTAGTCCGCGTTCTTGAGGTACGCGCGGTACAGTAGGTAGTCAACAATGGCCGGGGCATACCAGTCAGAGACGGCAATCACATCAGATGTTTGGGTCGCTGCCACCGGTTTTTCGGCCAGTACGACGTCAATCTGAACACCGGCGGTTTTTAGAGCGGGGTATACATAGAATGTGGTCGGCACACCGGCGTCATAAACGTAGAAGTATGCCTCGTCTGCAAGGTCTTTGTGCCATACCGGGAACTGTTCGTCGAGGGTTTTTCGGTCGATGTTCCGGATCGCTCGCCCACTGGTAGTGTTACGAACGACGTCTACCAAGCGGGCAGCGGTTTCAGGGATAGTCTGACGACTACCTTGTACAAGGGTGAGGGTACGGTTCACAGCGACCGCATTAGGCGCAACCGTTACGAGGGTTAATAGACACTCGTTATACCAGTCAAGCCACTCAGACTCGATCCACTGCACAAAATCAATGTCCTGTGCGGTGGTCTTGGCTCGTTTAATGAGTTCCGCTACCGTTACCCGCGCCATGATTATTCACCCTCTTTTTTAGCGGGTTCAGGTTTTTTCTCCGCCTTAGCAGGCTTGTCGGAGACCTCGATACTGCCGCCGACTTCAACCTGTAATTCAGCCGGAGTGTACGGGACCTCGACGGTTTCGCCAGCCTCGACACGGATTACCGCACCGACTGGGCCAAAGACGCGAGCGGCGTCTGCACCTGTATTTTTCAATGTAGCCATTTTTATGTCCTTCTAGAAAAAAGGGCGGTCACCCGCCCTACACAGCCCCACGCCGTGATTAGATTGCCGTATCCAGGGCGATGACACCGAAGTCTTGTTTCTTGCCGGATACTTTGTCCATAAACACCGGTTTACGTAAACCGAAGATTTTGCCGTAGCTGATACCTTGTTGGTTGTGGTAGTCGAAGGTGTCTTCTTCCCACTCACCAGCACCGATGTCAGCAAAGGCTAATGCTTGCGCACCGCAGAACAGCACACGTTGACCGTCGATTGCACCTGCCGCGCCCCATTTTTTGCCGGTGGTTGCACGACGTGTGTTGAATACATGGTGGTACTCGTGGATGTAAACACCGTCAACCACTAACATCTCGGTGGAGCCACCGAACAAGATATTTTGGTTGTAGTTAATGTTCACAGCACGGGCGTTTGCCATGAAGTCTGGGTCAAGTTTTAACTGCGCTAAACCAGCAGGGGTTAAGAATAAGTGGTACTTATCGTTGTTAGCGCCTGTACCACGGATATAGTTATCGCGAGCGTAGGCTTTTAACTCTACGATGTGGCGATAACCCAAACGGTCGTTGGCGGTGATACTCGCGGTGTTACCTGCAACTAACTTGTTGCCGGACACGCGTAAGTGGCGGGCATCAGTTGGCGCGGTTACATCGGCGGCGAATGCCAAGTCTTTCAAGTTCTGGCCGGTAGCTTTGACAGCACGAGTTGCACCGGAGTTGGCGTTGTCGTAGGTGATACCGGATAAAGTCAAGAACGCCGCTTGGTCGATACGGTCGGCTAACCAGAATGCTAACTGGTCTTTCGCGTTGTTACGGAAGCGAACAGTAGAGCGTTGGTCGGCCATCTTACCTTTAGAACGCACAGCGTGACGTAGTTGGTCGATTTTAACCACTTGGTCGTACGCTTTCATTGCTTCTTCGTTACCTTCTAAGGTGTAGTCATCTGTTACACCGTCCTCGCCTAAGTCAGCGATTAATTGGATAACGGCTTGGTCGCCATTGGTGGTTTTTGTTAGTGCGGTAATATGCTCAACAACAGAGTCGTGGCCTGTGCCAAGGAACTTGTTGATAAACATTTTTGATCGGGCTTGCTTCCACAGGTCACGCACCCATACTTTTTTCTGCTCTGTCGTCAGAGCGGCGAAATTCGTTAATGCCATTCTATGCCTCAGAATTAGGGTTAAAGTTAGTGTTATTTCTATCCGTGACGTGGAAATGCGATAAGAGTATTTGGCAGCTGATAAGCTCAGAAGTAAGCTAACGGTTATACGTCCGTTAATCGAGGTAGTTATATTATAACTCCGCAGGCTATGTGTATGCAACAAAAAACCGCTATCTCTAGCGGTTTTATTGATTATCTGCCGTAGGTCATGGCTTTCGTGACCCACATCGAGGCCTCAACCAGTTTCATCTGAGCCTGGTCAATGAGTGCCTCCTTGTTACTGTTTAACGTCCCGTGCTCGGTTGAATCTTCACGGCATAACTCGAGGGCGTCGATAAGGGTGATAAATACCTGTTTCATACCGTCGGCATCGAGCGAGGTACCTTGTTTACGGGCTTTGCCGATGAGTTTCTCACCTTGAGTATTTAATTGTTCCATTAGATGATGTCTCCACGTAAGCGGGCCAGTTCGGCCGGAGTCAGTTTCTCGAACTCCTCGTCCGACATCTCCATAATGTCGAGCTCAGGGGTCGAGGCGTTTGGTTCGCCACCTAATTTTTGCGGGCTTTTCGCCGCCTGTTCGAGCTTACGTTCGATATTCGGGGCTTTGACCGCCGGTTTTTTGGCGGGTTCACTATTCTGTGCCTTAGTGCTATTGCCAGCAACACCGTTCTGGGCAGCGACCATCTGTGCGGCTTCGATAATAGCCTCGCCGACACTCATACCGGTCGTCATCAGGGCATCACGCAGAGTAAGTGCTTTCTCAAACAATACCTCGTCAAAGGATTCGGTCTTATCGTTGAAGATGTCATACTCAGCTTGCACTAAGTCAGCCGCTTCCTGTGCCTCTTGTACTAACACACGTGCGCGATATGCGCCCTCGGACTCGTCACGGGCAGTTTCATAGGCCTTCGCCGCCGCCGCTTTCGCAGCCGCCTGTGCCGCGCCTTTCACCATCTCGGTGAATGCTGCCTGCGCGGTAGCGGTATCGCCGTCCACGAACGCATCAGCCATCTTCTTGAAGCTGGCCTCGTCAAAAGTTACATCGACGTCAAGGTCACCTACATCGCCGGCTGGCGCAGCCTCGCGGACTTTGCGCAGTTCTGCCTCAAGCGCTTTACGTTTTTCTACCTCTTTTTTGAACCGGTCGTACGGGACGCGGTTCTTGGGTGTTTTTTCAGGCTCAGGCTCAGGTTCAGTT